CCCCCCCCCTTGCTTGCCCTGCCACTTCAAGGCCGCCAGTACGTCCGGGAGGGGAGGGGTCACTTTCTGCCAGGCCTTCCAGGCGTCGTCCGGTTTTTTTTTCTTTGGATAGGCCTTATAAAAAAGATCAAAGGCTTCTTTCTGAGATAAAGAGTCCTTATCCTTATCCTTAACCCCTAGTGAGGGGCTTTGATGGTCTGTGCTTGGACCTTCATAGGGGCTTGTGTCGATACCCCTGTCCTTGAGTAGCCGCAGCACCGAGGCGTGGGTACGGTTGCCGGGGTTGAGCGGTAGGCCGTATTGAAACTTGACAAACCGCGTGAGGATCCAGTAGCCTTGTCCTCCCGCGATTCGGTCGCCAAAGGCTTCAAGGGCTGCGTCTAGGTCCACCTTCTGGCCGATCAGAGCGGACGCCACGCTAGGCGCGACCTTCCAGATTCCGGCGTGGTCGCAGTTGTCGCAGATATAAAGCCATAGGAGCTTGTGAGCTGGCTCCAGGTTGGCAAACCATTCGTCCTGCCACTTTTCCGTGTCCGTAAAGCGCTTGGGCATCCCCATACCTGCCTTTGTCAGTTGAGTTGCGTAGATTTCTTCTCCAACTGCATTCAATGAAGATTTTCTTCTGACCCTTAGCTATTGCTTTGCCCAAATCACCCACTCGGGAGGTAACCGCTCACCTACGACGCCTAGCGCTGGGCTCCAACTGCGCTACCAGCCACAGGGGGAGGGGAGATGACAGTCGCCATTCAAAGGAATGGACAACAATCCGCAATCTCAGTAAAATCTATGCAACTCCCGCCCGGTTATGGAGGCCCCAACTCAAAGGGGTTTACCGTGGCCGTCTACAAGCGGAAAGGCACTGAAAACTACATGATGGACTTTGAAGCACCGGGCGGACGCCGGGTGCGGAAGTCCACCGGCACTCCAGACCGGAAAGAAGCTTTGCGCCGTGAGGCGGTGCTTCGAATCGAGCTGGGTGCGGTCTTTGACATACCCGGCGCAAGCCAGGCGTCCGAACCCATCACCCTAGGAGAGCTTTCGGAGAGGTTCCTTGCCATCAAGGCAACGACCAATCCCGGCTCCTATAAGTCGCACTACCTGGGGAGCATTGGCCCGTTTGTGAAGTGGGCCGGGTTTGATCGAGAGATTTCCACGATCAGGCTCAAAGACCTCCAGGCGTACCAGACTTTCAAGCTCCAGGACAGAACGGCGTTAAACAGCATCAACGCGGCTAGAAAGTGCTCACCCTCGAATGTGAACCACATTTCCAGTGTCCTTAAGGTCTTCTTCCGGTTTGCGGTGGACCAAGGACACTTGAGGGAAGACCCGACGAAGGGCCTCAAGCGCTTCAAGCAGGAGAAAGGCAATTCGATCCGGTTCCTCAAGGCCGATGAGCAAAAGCGCTTGTTGGAGGCCGCGTCCAGTCAGTACCGCCGCTTGTTCCTAGTGGCGATGCGGACCGGGCTACGGCGGATCGAGTTGCTGAATCTGGCGCGGCACAACCTGGACTTTGAGAACAATCAGATCAAGCTAGTCAGCTCAAAGACCAAGGTTGTCCGCTATCTGCCGATCCTTCCGCAGATCAAAGAAATCCTGCTAGAGCTAGTCGCCAAGGTGGCCACGGACAACGAACCGTTGTTCAAGGCCAAGAACGAGAAGCCCTTTTCTATTGACGCCGTTGTCCAGGCGTTCACTCGGGCGAGGGTGGCAGCGGGGCTAAAGGTGCGGTATCACGATCTGAGACACACCTTTGCGACCGATGCCGTTGCCGCTGGAATACCTGTCTTTGTCATCAGCAAGTGGCTTGGGCATTCCTCGGTCAAGATGACCGAGATTTACACCCACTTGGGCGATAAACAGTCCCAGGAGGCCGCAGAAGGCATGAGCAGGTACTTAGCGGCACAGAGCGGCACAGACACAGAGGAACACAGAGCAGCCTAGGTAACGGGGTTTGAGGAAGGGGCGGAAAACCCAAGGGAGCTAAGCGTTTTACCGGCTTTCTACTTAGTTCCCTTGGGAATAGCCTCAGTTTGGGCAATTTGTCGATCCGTACTGGCGGCGGATCGACAAACAGCGCTAAGAACTATGGGCCGAAATACTTAACAACAACAATGGCCTCCAAACGGGCGGGAGCCCGCACCTTCCTCAAATCCAGGGTTTTCAAAGACCGGCGGCACAGCTAAGGCACAGTTGGTAGAGGGAATATAGCCGCCGGTCCCTATTTTTGTATACCAAGATTATCTTTGAATGCAAACGCCTTACTAATGCACGCTATTTCAGTTTGATACCAGCTTGACGCCGATTGCCTTCACCCGCGCCACATAGGCCCATTCCAGCCAGGTAACGTGTTCTGAGTCCACGGTAGCTGATTCATTGACTAGGGCGTCCGCCTGGATCTTGGTCTCGGCCTGCTTCTCGGCCTGGACCAGAAGCGCCTGCATCCCATCGGCGGACATGTCCTTGTAAGGGACTTCATCCGGCGCAGCCTGGACCGGGATAGAAAAGAAGCCCCAGCCCCAAAAACTCGTGCGGGCTTCGCCGGTCGTGCCGCCTATGATTTTTACTTGGTCCCCTGGATTTAATGCTTTCAATTTCGGATCTGTCCTGACTATACTGCTTTCAGCGCAGCCTATTAAAAGTAGCGGCAGCAGCATTGCGGGTATGAATATTTTCATGGAAGCACCAAAGAGAGAATTGAATAATTTTAGCTCCGGGGAGGGTGGATATACAATAAAAACCGCAAGGCCAATGTAAACAATCTAACGGAGGGGAAATGCCAATTCCAGATGATGGAGGCCCGGCATTTGCTAGAGCCGGGGGGAATTGGACGGAGCCTCACAAAGAGCAGCCGTCCAGTAACAGACCTTATAGTGGGATGACATTGTTAGACCATTTTGCGGAAGCGGCCATGGAAGGACTTATTTTGGCGGGTTATAGTGGCCAGGATTTAGCTAAACAGGCTTATAGCCTGGGATGCGCGATGATCGCTGAGCGTAGAAGGCTCGGGCTCTCGCGCGAAAAAGAGTACGTGAACGGAAGGTAAGTTAACTGCCTTGAGGGGCATAACAGAGGGGAGAAGCATGGCAAGGACTCTACCAGACGCGCAACGAATCAAGACCAAGGGCTTTTTGGCCTGGGCGAAGACGACCCAGGGCGTTGAGGCCCTTAAGGATTTGAAGACCATCGAGGACAAGCTTGCGGCTTATGACAAGCTTGGCAACAAGAACAAGCTCTACGCCAAGCCTAAGGGCGCAACCGGTGCGGGGCGATTCACTGGCGGATTTGCCTTCCTCATGCAGTCCGTTGATAAGCAGGTTGCGGCTTACCGCAAGAAGTTGGTCAAGGATCTCCAGGAAGAACTTAAGCGCAACTTGAAGAAGCTCAGCTAACAAACCACGCCGCCCCCATCCCGGGGGCGGCTTTTACTTTGGAGGGGTATGAAAGATCCATTGCAATCAAAAACCTATTTGGCTTGGGCCGCTCGGCCTAAATCAATCAAGTTGCTGGAGAACTGTAAGACCGATGACCTTCCAAGACTCATTCAAGAAAGCCCTAGAAAAGATCGAGTTTGAGCTTTCCGTGCTCAGGCAACGCAAGATAGAAGACCTGCTTAAAGACCTGCAAACAACGTTGGACAAACACACCAAATAACCATGGAGGGGTGATGGGCGGCAAGAGAGGTAAGGGGATTGATTCTCAGGGTTTCTTAAACTGGGCCGAAACGAAAAGCGGCAAGCTTGCCCTGGATGGCATTAAGGACGATGCCGAGGCCGTGAAGGCGTGGCAGCAATGGAAGGCGGATAAGCGTGCCGCAAGGGACGCTCGGGGAGCTGGCGCGGTTGAATGGGAGGCGCTCCAGCTCCCTAAGATGTTTCAACAAGTCTATGAAGAAGCCGTTCAAAAGATTGATTTTGAATGCAACATACTACGCCGCAAGCGTCTGGACGAGCTGAACAACCTAATCAAAGGAATGGTCAAATAGCCTTAGCCAACGTTTCGCGGATCAGTTCGCTAAGCGGCTTCTGAGCGGCCTTGGCGCGCGCCTGTAACTGGGCGTGCACCTCGGGGGATAAACGCAGAACGAGTTTGTGAGTGTTGCCAAGCCGGGGGCGTCCTGCCCCCGGCTTTTTGATTGTTGGCGTCATGATTGCTCCTGTGGCAATGAAGCGACTGTTAGAGCTTCAATTGCTTCGCTCATGCACATTCCGTTGTCACGGTTGAGTGTTTGGATTTGGCGCATATTGGATCGTAGTTCTTCAATCACAGCATCTTCCAGGGCGTGAGGGTTCAAGGCAGTCCATAATGCGCGCTCCTTACGGCCCTCAATGTCTTTTTGCTGGGCCGTAATCAGGCCTTGAAGCTGGCCGATTTCAACCGCAAAGACCTTGTGAGACGCGCTAAGCGCCGTGGTCAATTCGACGTTTTGGTGTATCAAATTCATGCAGGCGAGTTGGCTCCGATCTAAGGATTCCCGCAGGCAATCAATGCAATCGCCATCGTTGAGCGCGTTAGGGTGCTTGCGGCACGGGTTGCTCATTTGGACTCCGATGCGTAGCCCATCCAAAGCAATGTCAGCGCAGCAGCGCAATAGCTGTGCGGCCCAGTCCCGTCCCATAGCACGCCAGCCAGGTACATTAGACCAGCGCCCAGGTAGAGCTTTGACGGCCTCACTGCTTCGCCGCGTAGCAAAGGCGCTCTTGCGGCACGATGGCGGACACGTCGCTCCTTTTGAAACCGCATCCGTCAGCGTAGGCCACGGCTTGCGCCGATTTGACCGCCGCGCGCGGGTTCGCGCCTAGACGCGGTAATACTTGAGACAAGTGCCGGTGGTGGCCGCAGGAGTGTAGAGCCAGACCACGTAGACCCATACGCATACTAGTTTCATCGCTTCCGCCTCTTGAAGTGAGCTACCGTTGCCGCGCACAGCGCCAGCGCGCCGGTTGAACGCACGTACCAGATTGGATCACCCATGATCCGCGCACGCGCCTCATAGGCCTCGTCTTTGTACCATTGAACCTCACAGGCCAAGCCGCGCCGATTCAAGGCCGCGCTAATGACCTCAACGCTTTCCGTGTGGACCTGGAATGGAACGTCGTCGATCACCGGACGCGCCAGGACGTTCCCGTTCTTGCGGAACTTCCAGCCAAGCGCTTCCAGTACCTCGCGGTTCGGATCTTTCGCCTTGGCGCTCATCGCTTCCCCTTGAGCTGCTTGCGCTTCGCCTTTTCAATCGGCGCATGAAGGCGTTCCGCCGCCTCTTTTCCAAGGATAGCGGTAGACATGGCCTTGAGCGTCTTGTATCGACGCGGTTTATGTTCTTTCTTGAGTGGCCTCAGATCCGCCTTAGCGGCCTTAAGCTCGGATTCGACGAGGCTGAGCTTGCTAAAGAGCCAGCCAAGCCCATAGCTGAGCTTCGCATAACTGCGCCGTGCGTCCTTGGTCCTGCTTTCGCGCACAACCTTGTCCATGTCGTCGAGCGCGCCCAGGGTGACCATTTCCATCTTGGTTAGCTTCCTCATCGCGCGTCTTCCGTGTTGAGGATGATGCAGAGCCGCTTGGCCGCGTCCAGGCTAAGGGTGCGCGGCGTAATGGCATCGCCTGTTTCCTTGATTACCACGGTCCACGCGTCCTGTTCTACGCTCTTCATGGCGTCTTCAATGCTGATCATGGGTTGGAACGTGTAATCGCTGGCCGGGCAATTCTTCCGAATGGCCGCGATTTCCTCCAGGGTAATGGGCAGGTCTGCCGTGCTGAATTCCATGTGATCCCCTCCTAGTGCTTGGTTTCGCCCGGCATGGGCTGGGCCTTCCTCGTGACCATCTCGGCCATAGCCCGTTCCATCATGTACCGGATAAGGGGCGGCTTAAGCTCGTCCGGCATCTTGTCGAAGAGCGCTTGAATGGTCATCCCCGTAGTATAGGGATGCCCGTGCATGATTAGGCAGCTCGGCGTCTTCTCGTCGGCTATCCCGTCTGCCGTGTCAGGCTTGGGGATGATTAGCCCCATGATTTCTAGCCCTGATTCATGGGTGATCTGAGCTATTTTCTTAGCCGCTTCCGTCAGGATCTTGTATTTCTCGGGTGAATGACCCATCGCCCCGTCCAGGTCTCGTATCTCAATCGGCGCTTTCCCCTTCCCCTGCCCCTTTTCCATGCGTGCGGGTCTCCCGTGTGTGCGCGGCCCGAAATGGAACGCGCGTTAAATTTCCAAGCCACAAGTGCAAGAGGCATTCTGGCCAATCCCTGCCGCGTGGCAGTGGTCCGGATGCCAAACGTTTTCCCTTAGACGCGCAAGGGCCGTTTCCAGCCGTTCGCGCTCTAAGGTTTCGTCGGACAGCTCGGCTTTAACCTCTTTCAGCTCCAGGCGCAAGGCTTCCAGCGTTTGGCCCTTGCGCGTCTCCCGATCCGCTTCCGCGCGCTCGGTTCGCTCTGTAAGCCTCTTCACGTCTTCCGTGCGCTCAAGCTCATAGCGTTGAATATACGCGACAAGCTCAGCCTTTTTCATGGTCATCAATCTATTCTCGGCCATGTAATACACGGTTCACCCTCCCTAGTGCAAATGATGGTTTAACGGCATTGCTAGGGGCCTTTGCAGGCCCTAGGCGATGCAGTTAAGCTCAGGCATACCAGGAACAATAATGTTTCTGGCCGTCAACGTGCAAGCTTGCGCTGTGGCCGTCACATTGGACGCCGTAAAACGTCTTGCCTTGATAGCTGGAGATTTGGATCAAACTTGTGTGTTCTGACGCGTTTTCGCGGAACTCCCCAGGGCAGGGCGTGGTATAGCCTGACATTGAAGAGCAGCCGGGGGCGGCTTCCATGTTCCGGCCAATACGGCGATATTTGATGCCCTTGGGCGTGGTGGCTGTGATTTGGTAGAAATCTATGTTTGTCTGGTCATAGCCCCAGGACGTGTAAAGGATTTGGCCAACCTTGTAAGGGTTGATGAATTCCACGCGCGCCTTGCGTTTGTCTTCCTTTTGCTTGGCCAGCCGTTCGGCGTTCTGTGCCGCGTTATGCTCCATTTCCACTATCCAGGCCGCGCGCCGGGCTTCATCGTTGAAAAAGTAGCCTTTGACGAATTTCTCCCCGTTCTTTGACTGGCGGAACATACGCGCCACAGGCTGATTGCGCGCATTGGTGCTCAGTTCAAAGCGAAGCCCGTTCACGTAAACGGGGTCAGGCCTTACTTGCGTCTGTGTGTCCATTGGAAAGCTCCCCAGCTCCTAGAATGGCCAATAGTGGCCGTGTTGGGCTTAACTGCCCAGTCCCGGGAATTGCTCCCGGGCCTTGGAAGTTAAACGCTTAAGGGCGTTCGAACCGTGTAACCGTTGCAATCCTTGATTTCGGTATATGTGCCGTTATAAAGCAATTGACTAGCGGCTTCCTCTTGGGCGTAGGTATGGCCGATATAGCCCCAGCAAGAGTCCAGCGCTTCGCCGTTTGGATCATAAACCGTGACCCCGTAAACCTCACCATCCACAACCTTGCGGAACTCATCCGAAATGGCCTTAAGATATTCCTTGGCTTGCTTGATACCCTTTGAACCCTTCCCCCATTCTGCCCAACGTGTTTCTTTGGTAATGACCAAGGTCACCCCGTCACCATTCCGGCCAAGGCTGCAATAGGCATACAGCGCGCCAACACGTTCCACCATTTCGTCAATTGATTCAATTTCATAGCCTATGCTGTCTTCCTTCTCTTGACGGCCAAGCTTGCTCTTTTCGTCGTGACTGTTCAGCCGTTCGCCTTCCCTGGAATCGTCCCAAAACAGGGAGCACGCAAAATCTTGGTCAAGGAACTGGTTAAAGTCATAGCCTGAGTCTGCCTCAATAGTGGCCGTCCATCCGTAGTAATTGGCAACCTGTCCCCAGCCGTCCCGGTTTGATTTCAAATCCTCCCAATCCAATTCGCGCGCTAGGGCTTGGGCCGGGCTGAGCTTGTCTCTCTTTTGCATGGTGAATACCTCGCCGGGCTATAGTGCCGGAGGACTTTGGCCCTAATTGGGCCTTCCTGAGCTTGAATGCTCAGAGCTGGCCTAAGCCAGCCCTTAGAACTCAAATGTTAGCAGTAATAGCGTTTCTTGGGACGGCTGGACTCTTCCTGGAGATGGAAGAGGATAGCCAGGAACGCGCCGGATTCCGTTTCGTTCTCCCCGTCCAGGACTTGGAAGCCCGTGGCCGTTGTCTTGTTGACCGTATACGTGTTGTCGCGCAAATCGTGGAATTGGCGCGCGTCCGTTTCCACCACGTCAAAGCGCGCGCCTTGAATCAGGAACGTTGAAACAACGCGCGCGCGGGGCTTGGCCGTTTTGGTTTGCATGGTTTAGGCCCTCCCTTCGGCCTTGGAGATGGCGGCGTCCAGCATGGCCCCGAACGTTTCCCAGGTGGACTGGCAGGTGTTCCAGATGCCCGGGCACTCCAGCAGGACGTGCTTGCAGACTTCCAGCAGCTCCGGCGCGGCGGCGATTAGGCGGGCGTTGGCTTGGCATTCTGGCGTTTCAATGTCCCGCACGGATGCGCTGGCCAGAAGTACGCCGTCCTTGTCACGAATAGCCGCTGTGTTATTCTGGCAGTAGGCCGTCCACGGTCCCGGCGTGTGCTGCGCTTGCGTCTGTCCCATGTCACACCTCCCGCATGACGACGAAAAACCCGAATTCGTCACTGCCCACGCCCAGGCGGATGTACCCAAGCAATTGCAGGGTTTCCACCTCAACCGGCGTTCTTACGTGTACCGTTCCTTTCGGCACTTTGTTCATGGTCTAAGCTCCCCAGCTCAGTAGGACCGGAATTGATCCTGAATAAAGTATATCAAATATTAGATAATAAATGATATCTAATATTATGCTTATCCGTTCAAGGATTGAGGATTGTAGAATTGGAACGAAAATAGTAGACTATGGCCCTTGACGCGTTTTCAAGGTGGCCAAAATGTCTGACAACGATTCAAAGACAGCGCTAGGCGAAACGTCCGAAAAAGGCGCGTATATCTATCTAATTCGTCACGGCGAAACGGCGTTGAATAAGGAAAACAAGCTTAGGGGCTGGACCAATCCACCGTTAAACAGGGAAGGGCAGAAACAGGCCGACAAAGCCCGGGACATATTCAGCCCAATTGACCTAGATGCCATCCATTCAAGTGACCTGACGCGCGCCACAGAGACAGCAGAGGCCATTGCGGGCAGTCAGGACGTAACCATAATGGATACGCCCAACCTACGGCCTATCAATTTTGGCGATTGGAACGGCAAGCCATTGTCACAGGTAGAACCAAAGATGATTGAGCTTCAAGAGGATTGGAAAAAACACCCGTCTAAGAAAGCTCCCAACGGGGAAAGCTTTACAGAATTCCAATCCCGTATGCTGCTAATAGCGAAACATATGCTAAAGGGAGCAAAGCCAGGGAAACGCGTTTTGATGGTGGCCCATCTAAGGAACTGTATTTGGATGCTGGCTTACGCGTTGAATGGCCAGAAGCCGCTTGAAGGCGATTCCCTAGACCTATTAAACCGGATTACGCAACAAGAGGGACAAGCCAGCGTGCTATTCTACGGATTGGATAAAACGCTAAAGGTGCTGGCTATGAATACGGATGACGTAAAGGACGAGGATTCAAGCCCTAAGCCAGCGCTGGAAAAGGATCCTAAGAGCTAGATAATGGATAGAAATGTTTATGTTATTGGCGTTTTCGGCCTATAACCCAAAGAATTGTAATAGTTATAGGTTAGAGCCATAGCCGTTACAATTGTCAAGAGGCACCATGGGCGAGAATTCTATTCCTGACTCAAATGGTAAGGGATTAACATTAAAGCAGCAATATTGGCATACCATTTATACACGTTGCGTATTGAATGGTGAAACGGTTAAGGCCGTTTGTGCCAATATGGGATTAAACGTTAATTCCGTGCAAGCTTGGATCTATGACTATAGGAATCAGCAAAGGGATATTGAGGCGGGCCGTTTGGATGCTGCAAGCCAATTAGGACGCATACCAGAACGCGCTAGGCGCGCTAGGAAGGATAAAGGGAGTCCAGGCGACAAGTTACAAGGGAAAATGCAGACGGCGCAAAAGGACGCTGTGAATACGCTTGCAAACGCTGCGAAGGGTAAAGAAGTTGGAAAGCAGGCGCTAGACGCAGCCAAGCTTATCCTAAGTAAGACGGAATTGCTCAAGGTGAAACAAGAAGATTCCAATCCTCCAATAGTGTTGTCTGACAATCAATTAGCGGAACGTACTCTAGTCTCTTGTGTTGCCCTGCTAGGGCTTGCCACTGTCCAGGCTAAGCTTGCTGAGCTGGCTTCCAGTGGCCAGCTAGTCAATCCAGGCACAGTAGACGGCACGCGCGGCACAGTCCAGCCGGAAAGCTCTTTATTACCAAGTTCTTCCTAGCGCGACCGCCCGCCAGTGTGGCGGATGGTCAAGGGTGAGTGTGCGCGCGTTCTGGATATTGGAACGGGAGGCCCCCATAGGGGTGGCACCCCCGCCCCCGCCAGCCACCTTCCGCAGCCGTGGCCGCTGCTTAAGTCTAGCGCCCGCCTAACTTTTCAAATTTTTTTCGCCCAACTCTGAGCGCCTCCATGTCCCTATCCTTCCCGCATCATCGCCTCACCGCGCACGAGCTACGCCTACGCGCCAACGATGCCCGCCGCGTCCGTATACGCCCAAAGCCATTATGGAAACGTTGTCTAATCAAACTGTTTCGACTATAATAGCTAGTCGTTTCACCGCAGGGCCCCCACTCGCGGAGCGACTATGGCCCTAGGCGTTCTGCTCCCCAGCTCACGCCTAGGGCTATTTTTAATAGGAGGGTAGATGCGTTTTGACACGCCATTGAAGAAGTTGCGCCGTAAACTCAAATGCTTCCTGACTGGCCACTTCTGGCTACGTACTCACTATCCAGCCGTCAAAGGGTACAAGGGGCCTCGCGGCCAACGCATGGTGGAGGGTCTATCCTGCCGGTGCGGAGCATGGGCAATTGGCCATTGGGAGCTAGAGAACCTGGACCCGGTGATTATCAAGCGGCATAACATTCGGACGCATGAATGACGCGTAAGTATACGAAGAGCGGCAAGCCGCGCAAGCCATACACCCGGCGCAAGCCCTATCCCCATGGTCCGCGCAAGCCCGGCCTCGCCCGGGAGTATATGGACGCGTTCAACCTCACGCAGAGCTTTGAAGGCGCAGCGAAGTTATTCGGCGTAACTCCGAATGCAATCAAGCTCTATTTCAAACGCAACGGTATCGAGATCATCAAGCACGCACGCAAACGGGAGCCAAAATGACCAAGCCAGTTAAGACAGACGCGACGAAAGCAGCCGAGGAAGCGCTTCAAAAGGAAATTGAGGCACGCAATAAGGCGCACGCGCCGAACCGTCCACATACACAGCTATGGTGCCTTGATTGTGAGACGGGCGGCGGCGAGACGCTTCACGCGGAAGGCTCCATGGAATGGGTCATGCTCAACGCATTCCGGAAGCTGGCCGAGTACAACTTCCTCGGCATTAACATTCGGGTGTATATGAAGGCGCTCGGGCCTACTCCTGAGCGCAAGGCGGAAAAGCCATGACCCTCCAAATCCCCCGCGCCATCACGTCCATACGCCAGAACGAGCGCGCGCTTAAGCGCATGTCGCGTTGGATGACTGAGCCTGAGATTGACGCCAGCCCGCGTCGGCACCGGCAGCTCTTGCGCTTGTCCAAGGCCATTCGGCGCTTCGAGAAGCCGCGCTATGACCATCTTTTCTACACACCCACGGAATGGGAGATGATGGAGTTTCGGCTTGAGAACTTGAACATCCCTTCGACTGGCCTAGACGCCGACTCAGTTCGCGCATACTTGAATGGCGAGATCACCACGGATCAGCTCATTGCGAAGGCGAACCATGAGTGACTATCCCGCCTGGGTCTGCCAGGACTGCGCCTTAGCCAACGGAGGCCGCATCATCCCCGGCCACGTCAGCACGCACCACGATGGCAAGTGTGACCTATGCGGCCAGGTCAAGTCTGTGACGGAGCCGAGGGACTATGGGCATTTGCCCAAGTTGGAGAAGAAGCAATGAGCGACCCATTACTTACCTGCCCGCTATGCGGCCATTCAGCTCACAATCACGGCGATCATTGGTCTTGCTCCAATGACCCGATTTGCCCGCTTGGGTGCGCCGTATATACCAAGGAGGATTGGGCAGAACAGCATACTAGGTTTACTCGGCTGATTGCAGGCCGAACCGAATCCATAGAGCTGGAGTCGCTGAGGTCCAAGATCGGTCCTTTGGACGCGGAAGCCTGCCGCTGGCACATCATAGCCGACGAGCGCGCAGCCGAGATCGTGCGCCTGAATGGCCTATTGATTGAGCATGGCCGCACCTTTTACAGGATGCGCGACAAGCTCACCGCGTTGGGGCATTGGCCGTTAGAAGAACAGATCCCGCCTCCGGAATAACGGGCCGGTGGCGGGCTAGACCCCCGGGGCCGAACGAAGCTGGCACAGCGCCAGGGCCTCGGGGGTTGCTATTTTGAACTGAAATATTGTATAAATGACTCGATGCACATCCTCACGGTTACAATTCAAGTCTATGCCGCGCTGGCCTTCGTTTGGGGTTGCGTAGCTTGGGTATTCGAGCGCGGGCCTTGGTCTGAAGACCAAGTAGCCTTCCTATGGTGCCTATTCCATTGGTTCCTGCTTATTTTCTCGGGCATCCTGGATCACCTTTGAGTTTGTAAATTTGGAACGCAGTTCTTTACAATTATCCAACTTTACCCTATCCTTCCCATAGCTCCGCACCGCGATGGCTCACGCCCAACGCCTTAAACCTTTGCGTGGATTTAGGACACGTTGGACGCATACCCCGTGGTGCGGGGCGGCCAACTTATGGAGCCCGGTGGAATACAACGGCGAACGAATGAGCTTGACGCACAAGGAAGCGCTGGAGTGGGTCGCGTGGTATGCGGCCCGGACCATCGGACGCGGCGTGCCCAAGGCTCAGGTGTCCTCGGCCACGCGCTTGCTCTGTGACTTCCTCGCCAGCGGCGGCCAGTTCCTCGGGGATCTGGACCGCGTAGTCTGCCCGGCCTGTGAAGGCCGCAAGCACACCGGGATCAGCTTGACTCAGGGCGGCCCGCCTGAGCCTTGCTCGACGTGCGATGGCGACGGCTGGATTGAAGCCGAGCCTCAGGAGGTGGCGCAGTGAGCAACGGCATCGGCTGGGCCACTAAGGAAATTCAAAATGGCAAACGCGTTGGGCGCGTTGCTTGGGGTATAGGCATTTGGCTTGAGCTGAGCCGATTCGAACCCGGCGTCCCATCCCATATCGTACTTAGGGAAATGAATACGTCGCTTTGCTGGAATGCCAGCTCAGAAGACCTTTTGGCTTTCGATTGGGTCTACCGGGATACCAATTTGAATGCTCTCCAACCGGATCTGGATGACCTGGCCAGGCGGATTAAATTACTTGAGCAACGGAACGCGCGCCGGGAATGGCTGGACCGATTCCATTATTACCAGAACCCGCCAATTTGGGTTGCGCCCAGTCCTTGGGTGCATACCACCGGCTACTGTCAAACGTTTGGAGGGGCCAATGCCAAAATTGAAAGCGAAAGCTAAGGAACCCAAGGACGCCAAGGACAAGAAAGCGCCCGTGGAGATCACCGCCAAGATTACCAAGATCGGCGGCAAGATGAGCCCGCAGGCGCACATGGGCGCGGCCCAGGCTGCGTTGGCGCAAATGGGTCGTGGCTAGCGGATACGGAGCATCGCTAGGCGATATTAATCTAACCGGCTCAGGCAGCGGTTTAACCAGCGGATCAGGCGGAAGCGGCAGTTATAGTTATGGTCAGAATCCTTATACGAGTCAGCCTCTAATTTCCCAGTCCATGTTAGGCACGATTGGAAACGATCCCAACACTGGAATGCCCACTGACAGTTATACAGGTCCATCGGGTGCACAGGGTCTTGCCAACGGCCTTGCTCAAATGCAGCAGGGTAGCTCAACTCAACTTCCCAACCTTCAAACCAATACGAGCGTGGACCAGGGCTTGATGGCCAATATCAATCAGGCTATCCAAGGCATCGGTAGCGGCATTCCTAGCGCGCCCTACATGCCGATCTATCCCGGTCAGAGCATGGGCATGGGAGGCAACGGCGTGGACATGGCGGAAGGCGGCGACCATGCCCAGCTTGCCTCCATGATGGCGTCCGGCGCGCTCCAGGGGATGAATCCGGGCTATCTGTCTCAGATGGCGCTATGAGCGACCAGCGCACCGAGTTTTACAAACTATTCCGCGAGCTTGAGGGACGCGTTGCTAAACAATCACCGTTCTATATGGCGAAGTACATCATGGGCCGAGGCCTTTTTGTTCACGACCGCGCGGTTGGTTGGTCGCAAGCACACCTTGAGCTTTCAGCTCTTATGTGGGGCCTCTACCGGCTGCGCCATGACCGTAAGGCTGGAACAATCCTTAAAGTGGAGTGGTGTCGCGGATCCAGGAAGTCAACTCTCGGCGGGGCTCTCATCGTGTGTGTTCTCCTTGATGACCCCAATTTTCGGTGGCTTCTGGAGTCGGACACGGAACTCAACGCCTCCAAAAAGCTCCAGCCCATCAAAGCCACCTTTGAAGACGAATATTTCAAGTGGCTCTACGGTGACCGGCGGGGCCGCGTCTGGAAGGCGGACGAACTCGAAGTCATCCGCACGGCCAAGCTCTCAGATCCCTCTGTTTACACTACCGGCATTGGAACGGAAAAAACGTCGCAACACTACGACGGGATGATGCCCGACGATTTGCAGACGGAAGGCAACGCCAACACCCTTGAGCAGGTTGAGAAGGTGCGCTCAGGCTTCAGGCTCTATGAATCTCTCGGCGTCGGCTCCTATTTCCTCGTAAACATGGGTACTCGATGGGCGTTCTCGGATCTCGGGGCCATGATTGACGAGATGGCCGCCGACGATAGTCGCCAGGGCCGCCAGCAGCGTATATTTATCGACAAGCGCCCGGCGTACAAGCAAGGCCCCAAGGGCGAGTTTATCTATACGGAGCCCAACTTCCCGGAAACGCTGCCTTTGGAGGTGCTGCGCGTCAAGCGGCAGTCGGAAGGTGCGGAGCTTTTCAGCTACAACTACCTTTTGGAGCCGTTGAGCGACGAAACAGCCATTTTCAAGCGCCAGAACCTCCAGTACCACGAAAAAGGCGTCAAGGATCTTCCGGGAGCACATTTTTACCTCGCGGTAGATCCGGCGGGCTCGGGCGGTTTCAACGGCGCGGATTTTAACGCGTTCGTAGTGTGTGCCGTTACCGAGTACGCCGAGCTTTATGTCATGGAAGCCGTTGCCAAACATTGCACCGAGCAAGGGATCTTGGACGAGATCATTCGGATGGCCCGGCAGTACCCCTTGCGAGGGGTGATGGTGGAGAAACGGTTTAAGCAGCACCAACTGGCCGCCTGGCTGAAAAAGGAATCGTACAAGACGCCGGTTCCGATCCCCTGGAAGGAATTTAAGCAGGACGACCGCTCTAAGCAGCAGCGTATCAAGGCGCTGCGCCCCTATTTTGAGTCCAACAAGGTCTTTTTGCGCCGGTCCATGGTGGACCTGGAAGACCAGGTGCTCAAGTTCCCGCGCCTGGAGCATGACGACCTCTTGGACGCCTGGGCCTTTATCTTAGACATGATGTTTGTCCCTCAGTCGCACGAAAAGGGCGATTGGTGGCTCAGGGACGACTGGAAGACCCAATTCGAACCGACGATCAAGCAGCCAACCTTGCCCAGCGATAACGACGTTCGGACCTGGCGCTTCAAGCGCATGGCGTCCGAGCACAAAGCGCACCGGCAAACCGTGCTGCCGCTGAGTAGGGGGATGAAGTGAGCACAGACCTGGCCAAACTGACCGAGGCGCAGAAAGCGACCATTGTTGCCGAGCTGGAGAAGCAGTATCGGGACGCGCGTTCAAACCAACGCGAGGCCCGGCGCAAGTGGGCTAAGGTGGAGCACTACCTTGCTGGCCGCCAATACTGGGTCAACAACACGGCTGGCCGTCTTGGGCGTCCTGTGGGCTACGAAGTGGCAAGTGCGCCGTCAGCGACCGGGGATATCGACGACGAATTCATGATTGCCAACGATATCAAGCGCGTCTACATGACCAATATGCAGCGCTTGACCAACTATTACCTCGTGCCGGACGTGCAACCCAATACGCGCGCGGAGAAGGACAAGCAAGCCGCGCGTCTCGGCCGGATTTTCCTCAACGATCTCTTCACCCGCTACGGTCCGGAGAAGCTTAAGAAAGAGATTGCGCGAAATAAGATCATCTACAACAAAGCGTGGCTCAAGATCGTGTGGAACCCAACTGCCGGCAAATTGGTGCCTAAGGCCACCAAGGGGATCAAGGGTTGGTTTTTCAACAAGAAGGAAATGGTCCCTGAGGGTGATATTGAGATCACCGTGCCGAGCCCGCGCAACACGATCCTCCCGCGCTTCACGTCCAACCGTAAGCAGATGGATTGGATGATCGAGATCCACAGCGTCACCACGGAGCAGATTTACCGGCGCTATGGAACGATGGTCCAGCCCGAGGCCGTGCGTTCGGACGACCTGGGCATTTCCGGCACGGGTGCCGGTTGGGTGGACGATCCCGAGAGCGAAGGCCGCTTGCGTGGATCCTCGGAAGAGACCATGGACCGCGCCTTGCTCAAAGAGATGTGGGTGCGCCCATGCAGCCAGTATGAGCAGGGCGCTATTTTCGCTTGGGCCAACGGCACGTTGCTTGAGAGCCGCCCGCTGACGCCGTACTACACGGACATTCCTTACTTCGACACGGAAATTTTCTACGACGACAAGGACATATTCGGGATCTCCATCCTGTGGGATCTCTTGCCGCAGCAGGATGTGATTAACCTCGGATATTCTGCGGTGACCCGCTGGCTCAAGATGATCTCCCAGCTTCGCATGTGGGTTCCGTCCTCGTGCAACGTCAAGACCGAGGATTTGAACAACAACACCGGCACGGCCATCCTCTATGACGGCGAAGCGCGCCCGGAGTGGGATCCGGTTCCGGCGATTCCGGAAAGTGTGATGCAGTCCATCGGCCTGGCGCGCGATTTCATGTCCTCGCACGGCTTCGCGAATGAGTTGGCGAAGCAGCATCAAACGGCCAGCGGCAACGCGTTGGGCATCATGCAGGAAATGGACGACACGATCTTTAAGCCCAGCCTGGAGAGCGACCAGCTCATGCTGAGCGAGGCCGGAACCTTCATGCTCCAGCTTGCCGCCAAGTACATCAAAATGCCTCGGCTCATTGAAATGAGCGGCAGGGATGGCTGGCAGGTCAAGGAAGGATTCATTGGAGAAATGTTAAGTGGCAACTTCCGCGCCAAGGTCAACGTGGCTGCCGGTATGCCGTCTAACAAGATCCTGAGGCTGGAATACCTCAAGGCGCTCTTTAAGGACGGCTTGATGGATAAGGACCAGCTTGTCCCCTATCTGGAGTTCCCGGACGACAATAGCGCCCTGGAGGACATTCAGAAGCAAAATGAGATCGGGGACATGCGAATTGAGCAATTAAAGAAGTTTCCCGAGAATTACACGTCAGTTCCGAGCCGAGATGGCTCAAAAGTCTACGTTTGCAACGTAAAATACCATCAATTTGATAACCATGCAGTGCTTACGGCTAAGCTTACCCTGGCCATGCAAGAGGACTTTGACCACTGGAATCCGTGGGTACAGCTTGCCTTTTTGGATAATTGGAAGTATCATTCGGCACAGTTGGCGGCATTGAGCCAGCCTCCCCCGCAGCCGGGAGGCGGAATGCCGATGGGCGGCCCCCCAGGTGCCCCCCCGATGGGTCCGGGCGGGCCGCCCCCGATGGGCATGGGAATGCCGCCAACGCCGACACCTCCACTTGCCGAGCCACTGGCGGATTCACCCCAGGCCGCAGGGCAGCAGCCGGACCGTAGCTTGATACCCAATGCCACGGCGACCGGCTTCACGGCTTAACAAATTTACAACGGAGACAGGACATGCCCCCTTCAATGCCAGGTGCGTCGGGACCGGATCTCTCAGGCATCGTCCACGCCGCGTTGGGCGGGATCAATACCCAGCCCGATGATGATGACGACGAGGACACCGAGCAAGAGGACGAGGGGCAGGTCTTCGAGGATCCGCGCACCACGAGCTTAGACAAGACCACCTTTTTTATCGACAAGGGGCTCTTGCCGAAAGGTTCCGAGATTGGCGACGAGGTTTATCTGTGCGCCAAGGTAAAAAGTCTCGGGGATAAGGTTGGAATTACGCCGGTTGACATGTACTCCGAGGATCAGATTACGGTCAACGGCGACAAGACCAAGGACAAAGAACCGGAAGGTGAGCCCGGAGCCAGCGGAGCGCCTACGGAATACAACGACGACCATTAAGACTCGGGTTCAGGGATACCCGCTTAAACCCTGTGGAGGAAAACATGCCAGGTAACACCGTGGAGGAAAACAAGCCAGTCGTTGAAGCCCAGCCGGGTGCCGACATTGACTTGGACAAGATTGCGGCGGACGTGGACGCGGAACTTGCCGGAAGTAAGGCCGAGCCTGAGGAAACGAAGGCCGCGAAGCCCGAACCCAAGGAAAAGCCCGAGCCCAAGGCCAAGGCAAAGGATGACGAAGAGGACCATGACGCTTTCGCTGAGCGGATGGAGCGTGAGAAGGCATCCACTGTGCCTTACAAGCGTTTCAAAAAGATCAACGACGAGCGAAAGAAATTCATGGAAGCGCACAAGTGGCGCACGGAAACCGAACCCCGCCTCAAGCAATACGAGGTGATGGAGAAGAATTTCAAGGCCTTCTCCGAACGCGTGGCGAAGCATCCGTTCTTGGACAAGTTCCTGAATGACCATTTCACTGCCGATGGCAAGGAGCCGGATTGGAAGGCTCTGTCCGGGGAAATTGGTGGCTTGGTCCAGCTTGCGGAAAAGCAGCAGGCAGCTTTCGGGAGCGCCGATCCAGCCGTCCTCCAGGAACTCCAACGGGCTCAAAACGAACTCCAGGTGACGCAGTACCGGATGCACTTTGAACAAGGCATCTCCGCTGTGCCGAAAGCGATTAAGCAAGACGAATCGCTTAAGGGCGTCAACGTGGACAAGGAATTCATGGAAGAAGTTGTGGCGCTCATTCCCGCAGAGGTTCAACGCCTCGCGAATGAAGGGCAACACAATCCCCGCCCGGATATCGTCTCCCTCGCCAAGAGGGTGGCACTTCGACACAAGCGCATCATGGATGCGGTCATGTCGAAGCAGGCCGGGGCCATCGAGCCCAAGTCCAAGGTTGAGCCGGTTCCGGCAAAGCGGGTGGTGACCTCCACAACCTCCCAAGCATCGCCCGTACCGGACGCGTTTGCGGATCCAGAAGGCTACAGGAAATACCTTCGAGATTCCGTGGACGACCTGGCCGCAGAAAACGGCTGGAAAAAGTAGGGGCAAGAAAGGTTTGAACCATGTCTACCATTGGATTTGACACAAGCGTTCTCAACAAGTTGACCAAGCATGTGTACGACACCGGCATCACGGATCAGATGATTGCCAGTGCTCCATACGTCAAGAAACGTCGCAAGAAGCCCCTGGACCTCGGTTCTGACGCCAACTTCTCCATCGAAACCGGATGGGGGGAAGGTATCGGCGCGCGCGGTGACCGCGAACCTCTGCCGGTCCCGCAGGCTCCGACCTACCTCTTGCCGACCTTTGATGCTGTGGACGAGTACGTGGTCCTCCGCATCACCGGCAAGGAAGACGTGCGGACCAAGAACGGCACTCGCGCTACCGCCGAGTACCTGAAAGACCTCCTGGCCGGTTCGTCCAAGAACTTTTGGCGCGACCTGGAATTCCAGGCGTTCAACGACGGTTCGGGCCTCCGCGCCAGCGTCACCACGAACGCGGTCCAGGGCGCAGCCGTCACGATCACTTGCGCCAATAACATCCCGCTTCGCGGCGTGCGCCAAAACATGACCATCGAGTTTTGGAACGACGCCACCCAGCAGCTCCTTGGTGAGCAGGTGGTGACCTCGGTCAACCGCCTGAGTGGCACGTTCGTTTGCGACCTGGCGCAGGACATTCCCGCCGGATCGAACGTGTACGTGAAGGGCAACCGTCAGCGCGAAATCTACGGGCTGCAATACCTGATTACCGACGCCACCGGCCCGGCGACCGTGCTTGGAATCGCCACCTCGATCTACGAATGGAATAGCACCCTGTACGCCAACGGCGGTAACACCCGCGACCTGACCATTCAGCTCTTGGATGCCGCGTACTTCAGCAGCATGGAGCAGAACGACCAGGCCCCCAGTGAATACTGGATGGCGTACTCGCAAATGAAGGCTTGGACCGCGCTCGTGAACCGGAACTTCCAGGTCAACGGCAGCGGCCCCGGCGTGCGCGTGGACGCGCATAACGAGATCGTCGGCTTTGGCGAAGCCAAGGTGAACGTGACGAGCCAGTGCGCCCCCGGCCAGGTGTTTGTGATGCAGGGCGATGACGTGGAGATCCGGGAACTCATGCCGTTTGGTCCGGTGACCGAGGAAGACGCCGAGAACATTTGGCACAAGATCCAGGGCTACCACGAATTCGAAGCCACCTTCTGGTGGAGCGGTAACCAGATCGTGAAACGCCGCAACCTGCACAGCCAGATCACCGACCTCACCATTCCTTCCTAACGGAAACGAAAAGGAGACATGACATGAAAAAGATCCTTGTGCTCGTCCTCCTGGCTATGGGCTTCGCGGCCCTTAGCCATGCGTCCACCCCGACGCCCACGTATACCCCCAGCGTTACCCCGCTGCCCACGACCACCCCGGCCACCCCTCCGGGCGGCCCGCCGATGACCCTGAATGGCGGTGAATTCTTCAACAACCGCTATATCAGCCTCGGCACCCGGGGCGGCCAGCAAGGGCAGGTTGTGTTGCCCTACACGGCCTTGGTCAATATCACCAAGGGCGACTTGGTGACCCTGGCCGCGCCTGTGTCGGGCATTCCGGGCGGAGTCACCGAAACGACCACGGCGGGCGATGTGGCCTGGATCGGAGTGGCGGTGGATACCTGTCTGACCTATCAGAAGGTCCACGTCGCCATTTCGGGACGTGTCCGGGCCAAGATCGCCATGAATGTGACCGCAGGGGATACCTTGAGTCCCAGCGGTACGGCGGGGGCGCTGACGGAAACCAGCTCCTTGACCGCTGCTACGTACACCTCGCTTTCGCGAACGCCGATTGTGGCAGTCGCGGAGGAAACGAACGTGTTTGGCGAACTTGCGCTTATTCGCCTCAACTCGCGCTAGGGGCAAGCCATGAGCCAGACAAGCATTGACCGCCTGACGAATTACATCGTCGCGCGCGCGACCGGGACGGGGGCCAGCATCCTTTATACCCACGGGATGCAGGCCACCCCGTACTTCATCGAGGTACTCCCTGAGGTGAGCACGACCACCTACTCAGTGGATTCCTTCGACAACAAGACCATGCACGTAACCATTGGCAACGGCGGTGTCGCCACCATCATTGCTTGGTTCCGGGGCAACTAGTGCAAATCGTCTGCGCTAAGACGCCGAGTGGGCTCTACCTACCCTTAGCCACTCAAGAGGGTGGAAAGCCGCTCCCTCGGCGTCTTCGTAGGCGGCAAACGGAAGAGGAAAAACGCGGAGCTTACTTGCTCCGGAATCTCGGCGCTGAAAAGGTGGCCGAGAACTCAATACGCGCACACAAGGAACGCGTTGCGAGGGAAGAGGCAAGGATCCTTGATGATTGCAGCCGCGACCTGGACGAGCGGTTGGAGTTTGTCCACAAACAACTGTCCAGCTAGGGAGTTAGCCCATGCCGATGGATGCAAAGCAGGCCGAGAACAATCAGAGGATGTACGCGCGCGCCACTGGGGATCCCGTGTGGCTGATTTGCACCGGCAAGACGATCCCGATCTTGAAGAAAGATCCGGTTGAGGAAATCGAAGCCGGGCGCACCTTCAACCTCTCTTGGCAGGGTGCCAAGTACGTTCTCAACTACGGCGTCAAGGACGGTGGAAAGGTGCCGAACGGCTGCTTGATGCCGCGCGCTGCCGCCGAATTCTTCAAGGCCCAGGCCGCGCAGAAGTGGACCCCGCGCCTGGCGTTCGAAGTCAAGGAGATCGGTCCCGCCGTGGCAGCCGATCCGGAGCCGCCCGCAGCCGATCCCGACGCTCCCAAGCGGGGCAGGCCTAAGGGGAGTTGATGGCTCAATTCTCTGATTTCACCTTTGGCGGGTTGAAGCAGCGGGTTTTCTTTCGCCTTCTGCAAGATCCTCGCTACACGGACCCGGGTGTTCCCACTTTGCCTGGGTCCGCCATTGGCGTGGCGGTGAATAAGGGAATCGCACAGCAGTACATTTACAACCGAGTGGCCACGAATGTCTTGACCACGAATACCTTCCAGCTCTCAGCGCCAGATCCAAACGCCGGTCTCTACTCTCAGTTCTACCCGCTTCCGACCGGCACGCTTTGGGTTGACTACGCCTCTTACGACGACGTTCCTTTGCAGCCGATGACGGAAAAGGAATTGATTGCCACCGGCATTGAGAAGGCAACGTTCGTTGGGAACTCGCGTTGGTACAACATTCAGGACCAGCAGGACGGATCCAAGACCATGGTGCTCTTTGGCCGCCCTGACCGCACGGTCCTCCTGAAAGTCTATGGTGGCGTTTCTCCCGCCTACCTTGTGAACGACGCGGATATCCCTCAGATCAACCCTGTCTTCGCGGATCCCATCGAGCTTTACGCTTGCTGGTATTTGCTCCAGGGGCAGCCAGAAGAAAGCCAACGCGCGCAAGAATTCTTCCAGCTTTGGCAGAAACAGCGGAATGAAGTGAAAGTCATCGCGCGCTTGGATCGAAATTGGCGCATTGATCGGTGGAGGGATTACCCATGAAAAAGCTTCTATTCCTACTGGGCCTTGCGCCTACGCTTCTCCTGGCCGGTCCTTCGCTTAATTCCAGCCAGGCCAACGCCTTGATTAAGCTGGACTCGGACGCCCGCGCCTTCCTGACTAGCTCCCATATCCAGTATGCGAGTCTGACCGTCACGAGTACGGCGACTGTGAACGGCCTAACCGTTGTGGCGGCTGTGGCTGGCAAGACCATCGCCGTTGTGGGTTGGTCCGTCAGCACGGATACCGCGTGCAAGATCATCCTTCACCACCAAAGCGGAACTGCTGTCCGGGATAATACCGCCTCGAATATTTTCGGTGGCGGCGTCTTTGGAGCCAATGGCGGCGAACGCGGGAATCCTGGCTTTTGTTGGTATCCCGGCCTTGGCACCAATCAGCCGATTTGCGCTGACGTGAGCACGAACGTCACTGCCATTGAAATTGACGTTGCCTATGTAACGTACTAAGCCGATGAAGCGCCTAGGCTTAGTCCTTGGTCTATTGTTGCTGGCGTCTCGTGCCAGTGCCACGGTTATGGGCTTTTACAACTTTGCCCAAAACTTGAATGACACTGGCGGGGCCGGACGCAATGGAACGGCGATTGGTAGCGGCCCGCTTTATGTGAGCGGTACGCCTTCCGGTGTGACGAACTCGTTTTGTGTCTCGTCTACCGCATGGTCTACCAATGGGGCCACTCTTCCTAATACCCTTTTCCCGACCGGAACGACCGGCAGCGTTGGGCTCTATTTCTATTTGTCCCAGCTTCAACCCGTTGGGAATACGTTTGTACCGTTTGATTCCATCGGGACCAATGGACGCCTCGGCCTTGAGATCACGCCCGAAACCGCTCACATGCAAGAGAATGGCACGTTGGGCTTAAATATGCCTTTTGCTGGCGGCGGCGAACGAGACGCCGGTAAACCATTTAATTGGAATCAAGGCCGTTGGTATCGGGTTGTTTTAACCTGGAGCGGCACCACCGTTAAGCTTCTCTGCAAGGATATCAGCCAAGGCGTCTATACGACCGTCTATAGCGGGACTATGGGTGGAACGTATGCCCCGGGAACGACGAGCAATATTTATATTGGAAAATATGAAGCTGGAAGCGGTAACGATTGGCCTGGATATCTCAGCGGCTTATTGATTACGGATCAATATTGCCCCACTGGCGATGACGCTCTATTGCCAACGGCGGCCTCGGCTCAGTGGCTTGTGAATAGTTGGGGCGCTTCGATGATGCAGGGTTTTTGCGGATCGTCGAACGAAAACGGTATTCGCACGCCCATGCAGGTGCTTGCTCAGCAGCTTGGAATCAATCTGTTTGCAGCCGGTACGAGCAGCTTCAATATTGACAGCACCATTCTTGCTCCCTACACGGATGCCGTTGCCGGTAATAACAGCACTCAGTTTACGACCCGGTTCCATTCGGCGTCCCCGGCCTATGGCAGCTTACAGTTTCAATCCGGAACCTCACAAACCTGTTACCTCTACATGGCCGACCTTTGGCTCAACGACCACGACCAAGGTGTTGCTCTAACCGTGTCGGCTGCCGATGAATACGACTTCTTGACCACCACGGCCCAGCGGGGAAGCCGGGTTGTCTTTACCACGGCCATTCAAACTCTACGTTTCACCACTCCGGGAATTTATGAGACGCCGGAAGTAGCCGCCTATAACGGTTGCACTGGCGTTGCCGCCATCTATGGCAACGTGATTTGCTATGACGCCTGGCACGCTCAGACCACTACCTCGGATTGCGGGGATAGCACGCATCCAAGTGCCAATTCCTACGGAGCTTTAGCGGCTGCCCTGGAGCCTTTGATTGTGGCTACGAATACGCCTACGGTGACGCCGACCGCCACTCCGACTCCCACGGCTACGGTTACGCCTACGTTCACCAATTCCCCTACGCCAACGGCTACGAATACGCCGTGCCCGCTGTGCTTCCTGAATGACCGCAGGCGTAGGCGATGATTCGCGGGGCTCTAGTTGTCCTGATCCTCTTGCTGGCCGCTGCCGGTAATGCGGCCACGCCTACGCCTACCTCCACAGTAACCAATACCTTTACGATTACGCCGACCTTCACCATTACGCCGACTATCTCTCCCACGCCTACCTTTACGTTTTACCTTACGCGGCGTCCTACTAGGACCGTGACCGTTACCGTTTCGCCCACTAAGACCTTCACGGCGACGGCCACCATTTCTCCGACTTTCACCGTTACTAAGACGTTCACTATCACCACCACCTTTACGAATACCTTCACTCAAACGACCACCTTCACCATTTCTCCGACCTTCACTGTTACGCCGACCTTTACGGCGACTCCTACCGCTACGATCACCCCGGACTTCACGCCGACCAACACCCCTGTTTGGTGGACCCCGACTCCATTCATTACGCCGCTGCCGTGGTACACCCCTACTCCGATTGAACGATGACTCAGCGGAGCATGATTCGTCTATCGGATGGAACCGGCGGGCTCAACTTGCGGGATCCTAAGAGCGCGCTCACTCCGACACAGTTCGCGCACCTTGAGAACTACATCACCGATGATGGGGCTTATCTTAAGAAGCGCCTCGGCCAGGAGCTTTTGCAATATGCTCCGATCAATTCGCAACCATTTACCGCCACGCCAAACAGCATTGGGCTGTGGACCTTATCTGAGGATACGCTTCCTTTCGATGACACCGGAATCGGAGGCAGCGGCGTTCCGGATAACTATCTAATGGCCTCCACTGGAATGGGGCCGTTACCTAACGTTCCGTTTGTCCCGGTTCAAGGCATTTTTGGGAATGCTCAAGAACTGTTTGGATATGGATCTAATCCAAATGATCCCGGAAGTGAACAATCCTTGAAGTCCTTCTTTAATTTCACCAACTCATTGGTGGATGGACTACAGACTTGCACTTACGAATGCTGGATTAAGATCCCGCCCTACTATACCGGTAAGCCACATACCGGCTCCGCTATCACCGGAGGATTGTATATCTCTGACAGCAACTCGAATTTGCTGACCACTTCCTCACAGGATAATGTCCAAAATGTCGAAACGCAGCTTTCAACTGCCTCGAATGGCTTGATCCTTTTTAGGGATTGGGACTATACCAATGGCAAAGACGCATCCGCCCCGTACTTTGTCTTCGCCGTGAATACCAATCAAGGTCGCTTCACCGTCAAGAGCGGTGCATTGCCTATCGGGTCATGGATTCATCTACGCGGAGTGTTTAATAGCACGACCGGATTTATGAAGGTGTTTCTTTCCGGAAACTTGCTTAATCAGATTTCTATTCCATTGGGTTCCGTTATTTATGAGAAATCTCCCAATAGCCATGATTTCATGGTTAATGTCGGCCCTGTCTTTGCCTCCTACGTAAACACTGTTACTGGGGCTTATCTCGGGACTAGTGACGCGATTATTTTAGGTGGCGGCGATATCCAAATTTGCCAGTGCCAGATTTCGAATATTGAAGTCCTGACGTTCCCTTACTATGAGCCGCGCGGGAAGCCGTTGGTCCTGACCACTTCGAACGGCACTAATCAGCTCATAGTGGCGGCGGGTCCGGCCCTTTGGTATACGGTTGGCGATGGCAACTGGACGATGATCTCCAACACTGACGCGGCCACTGGCGCACCTCTAAATCAAGTCGCGGTTTGGGATGGAGTCCAGCTAGGGGATCGTCTCTATCTGACGAACGGAGTCAATCAGCCGATCACTTGGAATGGCGCGGTGGCCTGTCCCACGGGCAATCCTGTGGCCGCGATGACGCTTGCCGATTCTGGCGTTGGTAGCACTCATACCAATGGTGCGTTCAACTACGTTTACACCTATGTCTACGGCAACACCGAAACGGGATTTAGCCCGGCCACTCAAATAACGATTTTTAATAGCCATACCGTCAATATGACCGGCATTCAGGGCCGGGATATTAATTGCACGAGCATTAATATCTACCGGACCAAGGCCGGGTTGGGAACCTATTATTTGCTGCGTAATATTCCTAACCCAGGACTCGGGAATACCGCAAGCCTGACCGGCGCATGGATCAATGGGAATCAGCCGAATCTGGATACGGGCGGCGATGGCGTTCCCGATGGCAGCACTAGCGGGGAATTGAACGACAACCCAAGTTATCCGACCGTTGATCCGAATGTCCAGACGAGCACCGTCCCCCTGGGCGCATGGTATCTGCCTGAGCATAATCGCCTTTTCATCATTGGGATTGTCAACGCTCCCTATTCGCTCTATTGGTCTGAGCTTGGAAACCCGGACGTTGTACTAGCCAATTCATTCGTGAACGTGTCGGCGGAAAAGGGTCCATTGAACGGAATGGCATCTTGGATGGGTGAAATTATCCTTTCCAAGAATGCCCAGGCAACGACCGTTTTGCGCGGGACGGATCCGTCCAACTGGGTCTTGACTGAGAACGTACACCCTGACGTTGGATGCAGGCACCACTGGGCTTTCGTTCGCCGGTATCCTATTGATAGTCAGCAGTTCTATTCCTTGATGTTTCTTGGGAACGATGGGATCTACGCCTACAACGGCCTCAGGCCGCAACGGATCAGTGACGTTATTAATCCACTATTCCAAAGCCTTGCCTCCAGCACTCAGCTTGATTGGCTTTTGACCTCCGGGCCTGATTTCACCTCACAGGCCAACGGCGGCACGATCTCGCAAAATATTTATTCTCCGACCTATACGACTGACGGCTTGCGTCAGAACCCGGGGAATATCGAGATCGTCAATCAGTTGGAGTATATCGGTCTTTGGAAGCCCTCGTCCCCGCTTGTTCCCGGGAACGTCATCGCCATTGAGAAGGGCGTTGCCGAGGGTGAATTTTGGTTTTCTACGGACCAGGACAACAACCTGAGGCATACCACGGATAATTTCGTGACCGTGAGCTTGGTCGCTGCAAATCCGATTCCTACCCAGGAAAGGATTGTGAGCATCACCAAGCAGGGTGCCGCTGACGCCTATTCCATTCTCACCGACTCCAATGACGTTTTAGGGTTCGCCTCAGCCGTGGCTGGACCGGCCTCAAACGTTGTTGTCCCGGTTACCTACAACCCGTTGAACAACCGATTTGCGGTGACGGCCTATTTTGGCCATCCGCCCACGCCGGTTCCTTCCACCTTGATGGATATTTATGCAGCGGATGGGGTTACCTTAGTTGAAGCTAACGTGATTATTACGGCTGTCAATATCGCCACCATCACGCTCAGCGCCATCACGACTTCTATTCCGCAGGGTGCCTATCTTTATCCATCCGGTAGTCTCCGGACTTCCAGCGGCGGCGGATATGTCTATACCTGGAATAACGCCACCACGGCTTGGATAAATACCAGGACTAACGCCACGCCAGCTCTTTACTATGACCTAGACGTGCCGTTCGTGGTGGCTCTGAATGATGCCGGTAATTTTGGCACTAAATTGCTCGGCAACTCCGCAAGTCCTAACGGGAACATTGGATCTCAGGGCTTTAGCGGAGTTAATAACAATACCTCCAATATAAACGTTCCCAACAATCACATGCAAAACGTCTTCCTGGACGCTGCCGTTGAAGGTTTTAGCAATGACCATAACGGTGGCATTAGTTTCTTGGAAGGGATTGCCATTGTTGCTCCAGCCTCGTCGCCAACGCAGCATGTGACGTTAGATGGAAGCCAGACTATTGCGCTGACGGTTAATCCTAATGTCATTGCAGATGGTCCATTCTTTAATGCTCAAGGTTGGGCAAACCCTTTGACGGCTCCTTTTATGGCCGCTGGAGTTTTTCCGGAATTCCCTCTTTCTGATTCCGGGGTGCTTGGACTATATGGCCGGTTGAGCTATACCCATCGGGAATTCGCGGTTTGGCAGGGCGGAACTTTCAGGCCTCAGGCTTTTTGGGATACCACGAACTCAAGGTTGGTCTTTCTGGCCGCGAGTGGCGATGGCGGCCCTATGGGTGTCTGGACGTGCACGACCGGCCTGGCGCTGACCAAACAGAGCACCACCCAAAATATTACCGCCATCACCACTGACGGCACTCATGGCTATATCACGGTTTCGGATGCCGGATGGAATGGCACGAGCGGGACGCGCAGCGGGATCTGGACTTTTGACCTGGCCGCGTTCGGATTCGTGAATCAGAACGCCTATCAATACGACTTCACCTCTCAACGCCTTGCAATTACGGGTGGATATATAACGTCCATTGGCAAAACCTACGAACGCTATTACAGCAGCTCTCAGGTGAGCAATAGCTTTGCCGTCCAGCAGCTACAGAATTATTGGGATTATTCCCTCGGCGTCGGCCTCGTCTCTCCCACGTATTCTTGGACGCTGTTTAATCCCAATTCGGTCTTCCCGGGAACTGGCGCGGGTCCGTGTGCCGGTGAGATCGGATCATTCAATGGGAGCTATTACGTTATTCTACAGAATAGCGGCAACGTCTATTCCATGCCTAGTTCGGCGCAGGCCCTTTCGGACATTGCAAAGTTTTCCGAATATCTGGCTCTCTATGGCGGTTCGGCCACCGGCATAAGGAGCAACTTGCTTGCCGTGCCTCAGTCCGGGCCGACCGGTAGCAACCTATGGGCGGATCGTTTCTATTGGATGGCCTTTGATCCAACTGGCGGTAATACCACCCTCGTCCAACTGGGCGTGCCGGGAGGCTGGCGGGTCCAAGGCTCTTTCCTGACCGCACCGAAAAACCTTGGGGTCTTTGTCGCGTTTGGGAAGTTCACCACTTTCTATACGGGCAATATCCAGTTTTTCATGCGAAATGCCGCCACCGTTGGAGCGCTTCTGGCTTCTGAGCTAAGCGCGACTCCGAATGCTCAGATCCTCGGATTCCCGTCGCCGGGAATTCAGGCGGCGTGGCGCGCGCTTCTTGTTTGGGACGATATCCAGACCCAGGTGACCCCATCAATCCAGTTTGTCGATATCGCCTATCTCCTGGGGGCAATTTCGGCTCCAGCTCCTAGCGCTGGATTTTGGGAGGGTCGCTGCTACTGGGCTCTGTCCAACCCCGGCGACACGAATAATAGCTTCATTCTTGTTCTAGATAAAAAGGGCGCGTGGACGACCTACACCGGCTGGCCAGCCAAAGGTTTGAATGTTTTCCGGGATCAGTTCGTGGATATTCAGGGCTTCGAGGCCTGCTATTTAGAAACTGGCAATACTGATAACGGGAATCCAATTGTTGCGCTGGCCAGGACGGGTGTTATTTCTGACGGACGATTAATGGGAATTGAAGACATTGAGGCGAATGTTTCGACGACCTATGACTCCAATTTCCCGGCCAAATTGGGATATGTTTCCATTTATCCAATGCAAGGTGATAATATGGGTGTAAGCCCGTGGATTTTGCCGTTGCCCTCGGACCCAAATACTGAGCTACAGCACTCGATGGCTATCCCCACGGTCCCGATGGGCCGCGACTGGGGAAAGGCTTTTTCCATGGAAATAGGAACGCTGATTAATGGGCAGTTCGCCGGTTATTCAGCGGCGGTGAATCAGCAAGAGGTGATCCAGCAACTTGAAATTAAAGTGCTTGCCTCGGTTGTTGGCCGTAACTACGCGGGGAAGTGACGCCATGGCCCAACTACAAATTTCCCAAGCGGATATTCAGAACGCGGTAGCCGGTGAGACCACCAAGCTATTGGCGAATCTCCGTAAGGCAATCCAGGGCCATGATTTTGATCCTGGCTGGACCGCCGCGCCACCGAACCTGACTTTCAAGCATAAGCTCGGCGTGGTGCCAACAACGGTCCACGTTTACGGATCAAACAATAAAAATGGCGAGAACTACACGGCTTTGACGGGTCACACCGTTGACGCAAACACAATTACGGTGAGCGGCGGATACGCCTATTACCGTCCGCTTGCTAATAGGTGATCCCATGGCCTCCCTTTATCAATCCTGGACCGCTCCACCGGCTATCGGTGCTCAGCCGTATGAGTCTCAGGTCATGCAGAACACCCAAGCCAGCTTGGCTCCGCAATACCAGCAGGCGCAGAGGAACTTGGACCAAAACCTAAGCAACCGTGGTGTCTATAACAGCGGCGTTGCGGCGAATGAGACCGGGCAGCTCTCCAAGGAATATCTCCAGCAGCTCGGGCAGACCGCCGGAAGCGCGGCCATGCAGAGCGCCCAGCTTGCAGAACAAAACCGGCAGCGGCAGCAGTTTATGGGAGAGCAGCAGCAGATGCTTACCCAGCAGCTTGCCCAGCAGCAGGACCAATTCAACTCCAATTACAACCTACAGAAAGATCAGGAGTGGGCAAATATGCTCCAGGGGCTCGGGAAAGCCGCTGGCGGCATGATGGGCGGTATGTAGGAGGCTAGGAATGGAAGCTGGAATGGGAGTCGGAAGCTTTTTGGGCGGCTTTGGTGATGCCTATGCACAAGCTCAGGCCACCAAGGAACGGTATCAGTATGTCCAAGCCGCTCAGCAGGCCTTGCACCAAATGGACCTGGATAAGGTTGCCGAGGAACAGGCACCCTACCAGATGCCGCGCGAGATGTGGGCGCAGCTATATCAGGATCGAAGCGGAAAAGCCTTAAGCCCCGATGTAGTGTCCCAAATGCCGCAAATGATGGATTCCAGGCAGTTGGAATATGTCGCTCGTCAACCCGCGCCACAGAAGCCCGGCGCTATGGGCCTAGACGTGATGACCAAGCGCGCAATTATGAATGCTCCAGCCTACCAAAAAATGGCCAACGATATGGTGGATGCAAAGAACGCGTGGGAGTCCATTCCCAACCCACAGCAGAAGGACGCTTTGGCCCAGCAGCTAATTGCGGAGAAGCAGCCGTTGCTGAATAGGTTCTTAGCCTATCAGCCGCAGAATCCGCAAGACCAAGCCAATCTCCAAAACATTCAGACCGAGGCACAAGCCGCGATGCAAGGAGGCGTTTACCAGCAGTTGCGTTTCCTCCACGCTTTGGAATTCGTTAATCAGAGCACGGGCGCAACGCGTCCGCCTAGCCCTGAGATCGTCCATGAAATCATGAGCACGTCACCAAGCTTGGATATGCCCGTGCGGCAGTTCGCTAGGCAAATGTATAACCAGAATCAGCAAATCGCTCAGAAGTTTAGCGGCGTTGCTGACCTGGCTGACTTGCAGGGCAATCAGGCCGGTGCCGCAAGCGCTCGTCAGTTCTATGGAAGTTTTAACGGCAGCTTTCATCGCGTCCATGGCGTGCCTTATGACGGCAACAACGAACCCATGACGCCAGAATTCGGTTATATCCCTGCCGGTGGCGCGGCCTTAGGTGCTGGCGGGAATAATACTGGAGCCGGAACTAATCAGGGGGGCGGTCCTCCCCCGCCTGCTTATGATCCGAATCCGCTTCTAAACAAATACCTCCCTCCGCAGCAGCAGCCGTAATGGCCGATACCTGGAGTCAAATCGCCGCAGACCCGGCCTATCAGGGCCTACCCCCGGATCATCAAAAGATGACCCAGGATGCGTATTTTCAACGGACGATTGGCGCCGACCCTGAGTTTACCGGCGCGCCTCCGAACGTTCAAAACCAGATTCGCTCCAGCTTCTACCAGCGGGCCTCACAGCCGATCCAGCAGCCGCCGAGCACTTTGTCAAAGGTGGCCCAAGCCGTTGGCTACCAGCCGCCCCCGGCAGGTGGTGAGCAATTACCGGATCAGATCGGACGCCAGATAGGGAATGCCACGATGGCTCCTATCGGCCTGGCCGCTTATCTTTCTGGAGCAGGCGAGGCCGGATCCGTGGCCGGTGGCCTAGCGGGCGTTGCTAAACAGGCTGGAATTAATGCCCTGTCAAATGCGCCGGTTGTGAAACCGGCTCTCCAGGCTGCCGCAAGGGAAGGCGGAAATATTGGGCAGCAGCTCGGTCAAATCGGGCCACTGGGACAACTGGCCTCTTTGATCCCCTCTGCCCAGGGTGCGCCCAACTTACAGCAAGGGCGAATTCCGCCCCCAAATCCGCTGACCCAATCTGTGGCCGCTCAATTCGCCAAACAGGTTCCCGCTGCCGTTGGCCAGTTGGCCGGTGAGGCGCTGCCCGGCTATCTGGCTAACCATTTGATGAATCAGGCCCTCCCCATCAAGGGGGAAGGCCCGGCACAATCCCAAGCCGCCCAAGACCTCGTTGCAAATGGAGGCCAGGTTGCGCCAAGCCAGCAGCTCGGCGGCGTGGCGGGATCAGTGGCCGCTACGCTCGAAAAAGGTGCCAAATCGAACCCTGTGGCGATGCCTGATTTACAGGCAGCGGATGAGGCGAACCGGACGGCCATTCAAAAGATGATCTCAAATAAATTTGGCGACGATCTTGTCAGGCGTCCGGACCTTAGCCCGAATGCGCGAACGCCATCCCAAGCCGCAGGCGATAGCCTTGGTAGCATTCTGCAAAACATGGTGGACCGCCGAAAAGCTGCATATAAGAGCGTCATTGACCAAATGCCAGCGTCTAAGCCAAGCATGGCTATCCCGGGGTTTGTGGACCAACAAGGCAACCCGTGGGAAGCCGTGACTAAGAGCATGGGGCAGCAACTCGGCAAGACGGCCCAAAGCATTGCGGCAGATCCAACTATGGCCGCAGCCGTTAAATCTCAAGCTGGCGATTTGGTTAAAAGTCTTGGCACGGTGAACGATCCGTTGACGCTCAAGACCAAGCTTTCGGACTTTAAAACGGCTGTCCAAGCCAGTCAGCCCAACGGCATCCTTTCGAGCAATATTTCCCGTGGCCTGAATGCCGTTAAGGAGGCCGTAAGCAACAAATTTTATGATTTGCTGAATGGCGTTCAACCCGCCACCCCGGCAGCCGATGGAGCACCGGCCAAACCTGGCTTGGGAGATCAATTGCAGGCAGCGGATAAAAGGTACGCACAGGATACCGGACCGATTGAGGATTTTGCGACCACGCAAAAGTCTCAGGGCGCGCCTGAAAACTTCACAGACAAGCTCATGCGTAGCGGTTCCGATGATATCAAAGGGATTATGGGCGCAATGACGCCCGAGGAAAAATCTGAGGCCCAGTTGCAGATTTCCAGGAGCTTAATGGATCGTAGCCGATCTGGCTTCGACATTACTCCCAAGGCCATTGATAGCACATTGGCCAAGTATCGCGACAAGCTGCCTTCCATCTTTGACGATCCCAACGGCCAAGACTTGATTGACCACATGAGCCGAGTTTCCGCAGCCGGGAAGCTGGCGAACGTCAATAGCATTACCGATATCAATCCTTCTCAGTCCGGCTTGCTCTTGGAAAATCAGGCCAAAAACCCGGCTCTTCTGGCCGGTCAAATGGTCCTTGGTGGACTCCAAGGCAAGGTGGATACAGGCGCACTGGCCAAGCTTGGCCAAATGGCCGCAGAGAAAGCTTATTCGGCTGGCGCGGGTCCAGCTCTTCAAGCCGTTAACAGGATGCGTCAATTCAACCCGCGCTTGGCAGAACCGATCATGGCCGGGCAGGGACTCTTACAGGGCAGCATTGCCGGGAGGCGAAACCAATGAGCCAGCTATCCAAAATGGTCCGGGTTAACCCGACCACCACTATGAATAAGCTTCCGCGACTCAATACCACGTCGCTCTTGCACAACACTCTACTGGGCGCTGTGCAAGGGAAGGTCCAGCAGGCTAAAGCAACCGGCAGCCTATACAACTCTGTGACCGGGCAGAAAAACGATCTCGGGCCGAACTACCAGGCCGAGATGACCAACGACTAGGAGAGCCGCCATGCCCGATCCGCAGGACTTAACTCAAACGGCCCAGGTGACCCCGCAGGCCACGCCCCAGGCTATGCCTATGAGCCCAACGGCGGGAACGGGGCTCTATGGAACGATCACCGGAACCGCGCAGCCTACGGTCCAAGTTCCCACTGGACTTTGGGCCACGATCATGAATTTGGCTAAATTCATGCAGGCTACACCGGCCAGCGCTTCCAACGATGCGAAGTACCAAAAATACCTCACTGACGCGGGTATTGATCCCGATGACACCGGAGTCGGCAAATGAGCACTACGATTTTAGGAGATCACGACGAATCCTTGGGAGAGCGCATGGTGCGCGTCGAAACCAAGGTGGAGGCTCTGGAGGATGGCTTGAAAACCCTATCTAAGATGATCCTTGGAACGCTCGTCTCATCCGTAGGCGTGCTCATCATGTTTATTCTGGATCACATGCACTTGCTCGGTGGCGCGCCCAAATGAGCTTCGCTTCCGTGATGGTGCTTGTCCTGAAAATGGAAGGCACCTACTCGAAGGTGCCCGGTGACTCAGGCGGCGAAACCGTCTTTGGAATAACCCGCGTCTATGATCCAGATTGGGCCGGGTGGCGGAGGGTGCAAAGACTTACAGGCTGAAAACGTCCCTACTGATAACTGGGCTAAAGACCCGGAATTAAATGCGGACGTGATGGATCACTATCGGGCGCAATGGGAACTCTACCGAATGGATGAGATTCCCGACGAGGTTCAAGGCGTCCTATTTGGCGGAATCATTAATCAAGGGCCTCGCGTTGTTTCGTTCCTCCAGGCCGAACTAGCCGATCACGACAAATCCATAACTGTAGATGGCCACTTAGGCGACCTGACCTTGACTGCTATTTCCAAGGTTGACCCTGTGTGCCTTTGGAAGGGCCTGTGGAAGCGCCGGGCGGAAGCCTATCGCGACACGGCCAACAAACGCCCCGAGGATGCTCAATTTCTACTCGGTTGGCTCAACCGCCTCGGATTCGGGGCATAGGAGGAACGATGGACCCGCAAACGATGGCCGCATTCGCCGCCCTGGGCGCAGCGATGGAACCCACGATTGAAACTCAGATCGGCAGGGTGCCGCAGCAGTACCGCGCCTATGTCCCTATCGTCATCGCTGGAGTTGTGGCCGCTGGCCATGCCTACGCCAGCGGGACGCCCTGGCAGGCCGCAATTTGGAACGGCGTGGCCGCAGCCTCGGGAGCCATGATTAAGCATGACGCGGCCCCGGCTACGCCGCCCGCAGTTCCGCCGGTTGGACCGCCTGTGGACCTTGGGCCGACTAAAGTGACCTATGCCGATGGAACCTCGGCCACCGGCACCAATCTGCCGCTGGTTTCCCCCACTGGGTCACCGGCTATATCGGCCCAGGGCGCTACCACTCCTACTCCGGGTGCCTAAATGGCTTCCAAGCTCTCTCTGATCCAGGACGGCGATATCCTTCTTTATAAGCCTCCCGCTGGAATCAGCATGGAGGGAGCTATCAGCGTGATGGAGAAGGACAACACGGATTCGGATAAGTGGGATATGTACGCCCATGCCGGGATCGTGACGAATGCGTTGAACAATCAGGGCTACGAACAAAATCCCCCCGCAACCCATTACACGGACTTGCGGGGGGAGCCTTGGGACCGTATCGACGTGTGGCGCTTGCTACCCGCGCCCTTGAAGACCCTGGACGTGCCTCGCCTTCGAAGCTATGCCGCGCAGCACCTCGGCATCCCTTATCCATATGGGATGATTGCCAAGTACCTCCAGGCGGACATTGTTGGTCAGCATGGGCTGCCCGGCCTGGCTAAGTGGCTGGATAACCTCGGGCCGACCACCGACCCCAGCCATGCCGTTTGCAGCGCCACCGTGTGCTTGGCCCTATGGTCGTCCGTGGACCTGAAATTCGATGGCCAGTTGTGGACCAAGCCTTGCGACGAGATGCGCCCTTGCGATATCCCGCTTGGGATGGTGACGCAAATCGCTTAGGGCTTAACCTCCTTACATTGACCATTGGGCGCAAGGAGGTGTTCAAAGTCGTGATCGTCGCAAAGTAGGACGTTGCAAGTACCGCAATACCCGCTGGCTGGCTTGCCGCAGTCATAGCATTTGCCCACACCTTGGGCTAAGCGCGCTTCCAAGTCGCGCATTCGTTTGTCTATGAATTCGCTGAATCCGCTCATCCTACCTCCGCGTGTACCCTACCTTCATGAGCCAATCGTCCAGGGGCGTGAACTCGGACGCTTCGTTTATGAGCCGTATGCTCCCATGGCTCCAGAAGACCACTTGGACGTGGAGCCCGGCACCCTTGAGCCGCTGGACCGCCGGAACGTAATCCGCGTCACCACTGACAAGGATTAGGTTGTCTCTCTCCGGATCCAGCATGGACAGGCCATCGGCTACCATGTCCGTAGCAAGGGCCACGTCTACGCCCTTCTCGTGGCCCGAGAAGCTTTTGGTCCCGGAGTACACGTTGAACCCGGCGTCAAGCATGTCTTGGTGGTGGACCTGATCCAGCACGCCATAGCTGGAGATCCGTTCCACCCTGCCGCCCAGGGCAAAGAAGCGGTGGAGGGAGATGTAGTCCAAGAAATAGTTGGTGTCAATCTTATTGGTTTGGTGCGCCTCGTGGATGTTTTGGACCATGCGCTTCTTGACGGCTGAGAGCCTACGGCCTTCCACTAGGAGGTTGGAATTGTCAATGTAGACGAACCGGCGTCCTAGGCGCTGCCGGGCGTCGAAGTTGTCGGTGTTTCGTCTGAATAAGCTGTAGATGGTGGAGTAGGTCAGGCCCTCCCGGGTACAGAAGGCCATAAGGGTGAGCTTGGAGCGCTTGAACTGCACGAACAATTCGTAAGCTTGGTCGTCCGAATACCTGGACTTTGGCATTCTCTCCCCTCCGCGTTCACGAGTTTCCGGATACACACCCCCTCGGGCAGTGAATCTTTGTGCCATCCTGTAACTCTACCCATCCCCTTTCGTAGCACAGCAGACAATGGATCTCCCGGAGCGCGCCCAGGCAGACAGCCCCAGGCACGTTCCGAGAGGTTTTAGCGGTGCATGTTGTCAATCCGTCATCATGGTACAGTGCCTTGCAATTGGGGCAGATTTTCATTTGCCGGTCCTATGCTTGTCAAGTTCTTTGTTAGAACGGGATATCCGGGTCAGGGGCAGCGCTGCCGGTGGCACCGACCTGTAAGTCCATGGCCTTAGCGTATTCCGGGCTCAGCTTGATCTTTTCCCGCAGCTTCTCGCTCAGGCTGTCAAAGGCCGTCTGGCTAAAGTTGTCCAGGTGAAACAGGGTATAGGAGCCCTCGGGCTCCAGCGCGGCCATGCCCTTGGGCAGCTTGGTAGCGGCTTTGACGTTGGTGAAGTCCCCCTCCCGCACGAGAGTCAGCAGGCAAGTCTGACCCAGGAGCTTGGACAGGTCAAAGTTCTTAAGCTGATCCTCGGTGAAGGCCACGCCGCGCCAGTTCTCCAGGAAGCCGCCCAGGGCGGCTATGGGGTTGATATTGTTGTTGAAGGTGCTATAGACCTTGAATGGCCGACCATCATCCATGCGTTGGTCAATCTCCCAGCCCAGCCGGACCTTGCGGGACTTCTTGCCCATCTTGTCAACCTGGGTTCCCAGGTCAATCAGCTCGACGAGGACCGCGTTAACGGTGCCGGGCTCGGCGTGCTTGAACTCGCTACTACGACCACTGGAAGGGAACATGGGACTCCTAGGAGATTCGGACGTGAAGGGTTTCGCCCAGGGTGACCCCCGGAAGCGTTTCACCGGCCTTGAGGTGCTTCATGGCGGCGGTCTTGTCGATCTGCCAGTCCTCGGGGATGTGGCGAATGACATCCACAGGAAGGGCCAACACGTCAGTCAGGCGGGAGGTATCGACGAACTTGCTCTTGCTAAACTTGACCCGCACCTCTTCATCCTCGGCGGTGAAGTCCGGAGGCAGCAGCTCAAGCATTCGCTGGCGAAGCCGTTGCGCGGTGGCCGCCCGGGCAGCTCCACGGGCAAGCATGGCCTTGGCTCGTTCCTTGGTGCGCTCTTCGAACGCCTCCAGGGATAAGATGACCTTGGCATAGTTGACCGCCTTCTCAGCCGTCATGGAGTCAACGTGGGCGGTCGCTCGTTCAACTGCCTCGGCGTAGGGAACGCCCTCGGCTTCCAGGCGGTCTAACTCTTCCTCAATGAGCTTTGCGTCCTCGCTTACGAGTTGGAACAGACTTGGCATTGGATGGCTCCGAGAGATGAGTTAGGGCGGCTGAGCAGAGAGCTAAGGCGGGATGGTTACCCGTCAACGTCGCTCCAGCTCTCGGATCCGTTTCCCCAACCCACGCTTGGTAATTGCCCGGGCCAAGCTTGCCGATCCACCAATGGAGGCCCAGCGACTCCACCTCTCGACGGATTAGATTCACGTCGCCGTGGAAGTCCGGGAGATCCTTGGTGTAGCAGATGGCCCGACCTCCCTTGACCCAGGCATATAGCCACTCGTCCCATGTCCAACCGAGAGCCTTGGCTAGTTCGAGGTTGGCCGGATTATTTTTTTTTGTAGTTGGCGGAAGGTACTCGATGGGCTTGCTTAGGTGCTCACCAAAGATGGACATGATGAGACAAAAGATCCCGAGGACCACGCACACGATCACCCAAGTAGGCAACTCCATCTCTCCCCCTATCCCCGGTAGTGAATGCAGCCGATGGCCTCAGCCTTCGCGCTCAGGAGCAGGCGTCCAAGGTGATAGGCCTCCTTGGACTCGCCCCACAACTTGACGTTCTCAAGATTGATGGCGTCCTCAAGCGCAATGTCCGCCAGGTCACCGATGAGCGCGGTCCAACCGTCAACCTTGACGATGTGGCGCAGGTGCTCTTGTGTAGTCATAGCTTGGCCTCCAAGAACTCGCGGCCCGGCTCCGTGATCTGCATCGTGCGCGGCTTACCGACCACGTAATAGAGAAGGCCCTTAGTAGAGAGCGCGCGGATGCAGTCTTGAGTTGTTCCTTGAGGCAGCTCAGCGATGGTCGCTAACTCGCGCAGCGTTGGGCAGGTGCGCTTGTTGGTGACCTCCCACGCATCAAGCGCGGCCAAAACTTTGCGGTCGCGCTCAGTGAGTCCGTTCTTCCTGAACGTCCTTGCCATCTACCCTCCCCATTCAAGCAAATGTTCCATGTGGAACAATGACTATCCGATTTTCCGGCACAGTGGAGCTGGCGGCGTGATGCCTTTCACGTTGCCCTTGGCTCACCCTCCCTCGGGTATCGGTGTTGCACGCCGCGAGTGAGCCAAGACCGCCAAAGCTTTAGTCCTGAGGAATGATGCGGTGAAGCTTCTCCATGTCCTCCACATATTTCTGGATGGCGGTGCGCGCCACCGTCTTAACGTGGGCGTGCTCTTTCTCCGCGACGATCCCGAGGCGCACGACAAGTCCAACGGGAACGGTCATGCTCAGGTGCGTCGTGTATTCGGCTGCTTCCTTGACCATTACTTACCTCCATTGATGGCGGCGATTAGATCGACGCCGGGCTTGAACTTGGCCTTGCGCCTAGCCGGAATGGCCACGCGCGCGCCGGTCCTCATGTGACGGCCTTGCTTTGCTTGCTGCCTGACGGTGATGAAGCTGCCCAGGCCGGTGATCTTGACCTTCTCGTCTTGCATGAGCGCATCCTTGACCGTCTCATGGAGAGCACTCAATAAGCGCATGACGTAGACTTGCCGGATCTTGGTGCGCTTGCTTATCTCAACGATGATGAGCCGTTTATCCATTCGGATCCTGTCCATCCGCCGTAAGCAGCAGCTCGGATTCGTGGACGTTGAAGTATTCGGTGACCTGGCCGCCATGGACCGCGAAGGCTACCCGACCGCGCATGGGGAACTCAGGCTTGATGGGCGTATAGACCTCGCGTATGTAGCCGATCACCTTTGCCCCTTCCTTGAGCGCGTGACGCGATGGGTTCAAGATTGGTGTCTTGATGGCGTCCCCCGGGTTGAGCGCTCTCCCGTTCTTGTCTAAGGCTTCCATGCACCCTCCAGTAGTGGTAGTTGCTCTTGCTCCCTCGGCGTGAGCCGGTAGAAGTGAAGCGACCCTTTGTTGCGTCGGCGCTCCAGGTTGTAGAGCCGGGAGGCGGCCAGGTCGCGGAGCCTGGAGGCCGCGCTTCCGGTGTTGGGGATGTTTAGGGCCGCGCAGATTTCCGCCAGGGTGTGCCATTGGGCGTCAGCCATGAAGGCGGCCACCCGGGCGTTGTGGGGCGCGAGGCGCTTGCGGTCTTCGAGTGTGTATGCGTCAGACACGGAACACCTTTCCTTCCCGGCAACGTCGCCAAAAGACCTCTTCCTTGTGATGGATCATCGCCTTGGTGCTCTTCATGTCGGCACACTTGGAGCAGATGTGGCTGTCCTTGAAGGCGGCAAGCTCCTTGGCTGCGTTCCGGTGGACATAGCCGGTTAGGTAGTCCACATCCACTTTTGTAAACGGGATCGTTTGGAACTTGCCGTCGATCAGGACCGGATGACCTTCGAACTCAATCACGAGTTGCTGGGCCATGCCCTCTCCTTTGGAGCTATGTACCCTTCCGCCGTCAAGGCGGCTTCCATCTCGGCAACCGAGTGGACGCACACACAGAACGCGCCACTGATATTGGCCAGTTGGTGAAACCGGAGTTGGTGAAGGTCAAGGTGGCGACCTGGCCGTTTGATCTCGATTCCAAAGAAGCGACCCTTTGGGAGGATCCCCAGGAGATCCGGCACACCCTTGAGCGTTTGATTGTTCCGGTAGATCCCCTTCTTAGCGTCCCACGTTCCCTGAGTCTGATTGCGCCAGACGTGGAAGCCTCGGAAGGCGAGGTATTGGATCACGGCGCGTTGGATATCCTTTTCGAGCGGGATCCGGGGATCAGTCTTAAGCGTTGGCATCATCAATCCTTCCGTTGAGGCCGCAGAGGAAACAGGTACGGGTGCCGGTAAGCTCTTTGATGGACTCAGGCGTGATCCCCAAGGTGTGTGCCGTCTTAGGGTTGAAGCTCTGCCAGGAGTGAATGCAAGTCTTTTGCTTCCGCTCCATGTCGTCTTTGATCCGCCTTGAGGCCTCGGCCAAGGCAAGGGCCGTGTCCAGCCGTGGGGCTGCCTGCTTGACGTAAGGCGGCTCTTCCTTCCACGATCCTGCCCGTAGGTAGCTGGCCGGGTAGGGAACCCACTTGCCTTGGTCGCTCTGCCACCCCTCTTGCTTGACCTGCCACTTCAAGGCCGCCAGTACGTCCGGGAGTGGAGGGGTCACTTGCTGCCAGGCCTTCCAGGCGTCGTCCGGTTTTTTTTTCTTTGGATAGGCCTTTTAAAAAAGATCAAAGG